GAAAGATTTTTTACACAAATTATCTAGTGAATTAATTGAAAAATATAACGCAATAAGTATTGAAACATTAAATATGAAAGGTATGTCTCAAGCCTTAAAATTTGGTAAATCAGTATCAGATAATGGTTGGGGAATATTTACATCAATGTTGCAATATAAAGCTATGTTTACAGGGAAAACAATTGTTAAAATAGACAAATGGTTTCCAAGCTCTAAAACTTGCTCATTTTGTGGAGCTATAAAATCTGATCTTAAATTATCAGATAGAACCTTTGTATGTGAATGTGGATTTTCTCTTGATAGAGATTATAATGCAAGTATAAATATAAAAAATGAAGGACTGAATCTATTAGCGGTCTAAATATATTTCAGGGTAGGACTTACCCATAGAGCTTGGTAATTATAAGTGGCTATTAAAAGCACTTACGTCCCAAGAAGCCCTCACCTCTAAGCGTTAGCGTAGGTGGTGGGAGTATGTCACTACATTCAAATTTATAGTAAGTTCAGAACAAGCAAAAGGAGTTTATAATACTAATTTGGAAGTTTTCAAAGAGGGGGGATTTATGTTAGCAAGTATCGGAACTATAGAACACTATCAAAATGGAAAGCAAGGTACTTTTGCTTTAGATGATATAGTGGGTTATTATAATTCTAAAAGGTTACTGTGATGGGAGGGATTAAATGGATATAAAACTATTAAATGAAGGTTATATTAAAGAACAATATTTAATTGCAGTAAAATCGGCAAGAAATTGTTATGATAGTATATCTGATTCAAATGAAGAAATAGGAGCAAAAGATAAACAGTTAATGATGAATTTGATGAAATCAGGTCATCACACTATATTTGAACATATTGATTTAGTATTGGATATTAAAGGTGTGAGTAGAGCTTTACTACAACAGTGGAGTCGTCATAGACTGCAATCTCAAAATGTAAAAAGTACACGATACACACTTGATAAAATGTTAAAAGAATTTGAAGAAGAGATCAATTCAAGTGGTAAAGTTTCACAAGAGAGCATAAACAAATATTTTTTAGACTTCTATGGTTCTGAAATAATAATAAATAATATAATGAAAGTTATTTTAAGTATTGAAGATGTAAAGTTTAATAAAATAAGTAATGATAAACTTAAATATTTATTTCCTGAAGCACTCAAAACTGAAATAGTAAGCAAGATTAATCTTAGAAGTTTTATAAATATGTATAAATTAAGAAGTGATAAACACGCTATGCAAGAGTTTCAAGATTTAGTTGCTGAAATTTATAAAGTGTTACCTGAATATATAAAAGATTTACTTTACGTTGGAAGTGATACAATTGATTAACGATATAATTAAAACACTAAAAGAACAAGAAGGGTTCAGTGCAATCCTTTATAAAGATGCTAATTTTGTGAATACGATTGGATACGGAGTATCAGAAACCTGTGAACTTACTAAAGAACAAAAAGAAATATTAGGAGCTGATTCAATATCAGATGTTGAGAGTATAACAGAAGAACAGGCTGATAAACTATTAAAACTTGAAGTTTTAGAGGTTATTAATTATTTAGAAAGTTTAGATTGGATAGGAGAAATACCGGTAAAAAAACTACCCGCTTTAATTAATTTAGTTTATAACTTAGGGTTAAGTGGGTTTCTTAAATTTAAGAATACTATTAAAGCACTAAGGGATGGAGATTTCATAGAAGCTATGATTGAGATAATAGATTCAGATTATTTCAATGATGTGAAAGGAAGAGCTATTCAAGTTGCCTTAGATATTGCAGGAATTGAAATCACAACTGAACAGTCGAGGAAATTATACAAAATATTAGAAAAGAGAATTAAATGATGGGAAGTTTAGTTGAAATATCCAAAGTTTTTTATAATTACATATCTGAAAAATGGGGTAATTATAAAGTTATTGAATATATAGGAGAAATAGGTAAAACTAAAGTTAAATATTATAAAGTTAAATTTAAAAATAGTGGAAATATAATAGAAACTTCTGAAAAAACTATATTAGAAAATAGAGTAATTGACATTGAAGCACAAAAAAAAGAAACTAAAAAAACTTATCGACAAAAAAAGAAGGAGCAGAAGGTTCAAAAATATCAAGCTAAAAGGTTTGTTTTAAATCTTGGAGAAGAACCTCGTATTTTAGCTTTAGATTTATCCACTCATAGTACAGGTTGGTCTGTTTTTATTAAAGGTAAACTTGAAGATTATGGATATATTTATCAACCTAAAACTGAAAAATGGGATACAAAGAGAATTAATTTTATGAAAAACGAAATAATAAAACTATTTAAACAGTACAAAATTAACACAGTCGCTATGGAAGATATAATAAAAAAGAATAAAATAGCCTTATATGTATTATCTAAGCTTCAAGGGGTTATATGTGATTTATTATATAAAAATAATATTAGATATGCACTTATAACCCCTATAGAATGGAAATCAGAATATGATATAAACAGAGAAGACAACTATAAAGGTAAAAACAGTAGAATTGAGTCTAAAGAAAAAACTGTAAAATGTGTAGATAAGGATTTTAATTTAAATTTAAAAGAGCAATTTGAAAATAGTCCAAAAGACTTATCAGAGCCTTGCTACTATGATGTGGCTGATGCAATAGCAATAGGTTTTATAGCTTTAAAGAGTAGAATAAAAAAATAATTGTATGGTATACTTAATTTAAGATATACAAATAAAATAAATGAGGGGAGAGATGAATAATGTCTAAAATTAAAAACAGTTTTAAATTTATAGGTAAGGTGGATTTTGGGAATGATTTTTTCAGAACTATTGAAAGTTTAAAAAACAAAAAATGGCATGGTAAGGAGATTTCGTTTTCAATTAAAAATGAAACAGGTTCACAGTTCGTAAAGTTATTTGGAGGGACAACAGAAGGGCAGCCTATATTCACGTTTTCAAAAGATAAGGATGAAACTGGAAAGTTGATAAAACTTGAAATACCCTTGAATAAACGCTTTGATAAAGAAGTGATTGATACAGTGGCTAATTTCAAAAAAATTAAAGTTTTAGATAATGAATTTATCACTGAAGTGGATGCTATTGACTATATTTTAGAAAATAAAATAGATTTTGATGGTAAGAGAGTAGTAGTTGTAGGAGAGGTTGACTTTGACTTATACAAAGGCAAAGTTTACCAAAAGTATTATTTAACAGGTATTTATGAAGCTAAAGAGGATCAAGATGATGGGTTTATAGGTAATATGGCGATGTTTTTCAATGAAGATGCTTTAGAAGAAACTTATAAAAAAGGGAATGGTTTGAACTATTCCTTAATTGAAAAAGAAAGAAAGTTACCCATTACTATTTACATTGAAAAGTACAACAAAGACAAAGCTACACGATCTGAAAAGCCAAATTTTTATATTCCGATTGGAGTAGTTTTAAACATAAGTGATAAGTTTGACTTCTCAAATGAAAAACACATGAAAAGACTGGGAATGTTAGCTGAAAGTTTCATAGTTAAAAAAGGTGTATATGAAATGGGTTGGGAAGTTAGATACCACAAAGGAAGCGAAAAAACTGAAATTACTATGAATGATTTGACTAAATTTGAGAAAATGCAAATTGAGAATGGTGTTAAAACATTTGAGGAAATTGTCAAAGGTAAACAAGTCTGGGGAGAATTTACAGAGGAAATACAGTTAATTAGGTTTCATAGCAGTTACGAAAATGGATTAGAAGAAACTCCACTAACTGATGAGGACTTAGAAGTTTTATTCTTTGAAGCAGATTTAGAAGGAGAGTTAGATAAAGTTAAACCTAAATCTAAAGTAGAAGAAATAGACGATGATGAAGATTTATTTTAGATGACAATGGGGGGTGTAATCCCCCGTTACTTAATGGAAGATATTCCATAAAATTGAAGAGGAGGAAGATGTTTAATGGCTAAATACGGTAAAAAAACTATAGTGAAGATTGATCCTTTAGCGTACAATATAGGTTTATTTGGAATTGGTGGTGTTGGAAAAACTGATCTGGCAATACGAATGTGTGAAGAATTGGTTGGGGAAAATGGGTATATTCATGCTAACATTGGGCGTGAAAAGGGGGTAGATGCCATACAAGGGGCTATATCCGAAGACGTACAAGATTGGAATAAACTCGATGATATGATTTTAGATATTGTAGAGAATAAAGATACTGATTATAAAAACCTAAGAGTTATAATATACGACACACTGGATGAACTTGAGAATATAGGTAAAAAAGAAGTAATCAGATTAAATAACATAGAGTTCCCTAAAAACAAAACTAAAAATTTTAATTCGTGTTTTTCTGGATATGGTAGACAAAATGAAAAATTGAGTGATATAATATTAGAAAGCATTGATAGGTTGAGAAGTGTTGGAGTTTCTGTGATAATAATTGGACACACAAAAAGAAAAACTCTTACAGATCCAGTTTCAAGTTTAGAATATGATGTAATCACAGCAAAATGTTCTAATAAAATATTTGACGATATTAAAACCAAATTAGATATTCTTGGTTTGGGAGTTATAAAAAGAGAAATAGATATTGATGTAGTAGGTAAAAATAATTTTACAGGTAAAGATAAAACTATTAATGATATTAAGTCAGAACGACGGGTAATAACGTTTAGAGATGACAACTATACTATTGAATCTAAATCAAGATTTGCCGACATTGTGAATGAGATACCTTTCGATGCTTATGCTTTTATAAATGCGATAAATGATGCTATTGAGAAAGCTTATAATAAAAAGGATATAGGTAAAACTTTAAAACAAGCTGAAAAAGAACAAAAAAAAGAATACGAATCTAAAATAAATAAAAAAGTATCCGAAATAAAAAAAGAAAAATCTATTAAAGAAAACTATGGAACTAAAGAAGAACTTATAGATATAATAAAAGACTTTTACTTAACTACCGAAGATGAAACTAAAAAACGGTCAATAAAAGATGAAGTAAAGTCATTAGGACTTGGTAAGTTTGATGAACTTATAGATTGTGACTACGAGTCACTAATCCCACTATATGAATTAACTAAATAGACTTTAGGGGGAGAAATCCCCCACCACTAAAGAGGTGTTTAAATGTCAAAAGTAACCGACTATATCACAAAAGAAAAGATAGAAAAATCTTCAGCATTCCCTATTAAGTTTGAAGGACACGCTAATAACAACTATTTTAAATCTGAAAAAGACTATTTGCAATGGTTAGAAAATGAAAATAGTAAGCACAATGTAATTACATTGTTAAATGAAATAGTATCTAAGAGTAAATACTCCAAGCTTAATCCTATAATAAAAAGAAAGTTAGATACATTTCTAAAAAACTACTCATATCTTGAAATAGAGTTTTGCTTATCTAAATTTAAGGAGGAGATCGGCAGAACTAAGGACAAAGGTTTACCATATTTAGTAACTGTTATAGAAAATAAATTAATAAGGAATCACGAAACTTATGTATCTTATAAAAGGAACAAGGAACATAAAGTTGTATCAGAAGTTGATGCTATTCTTGAAAATAAAATAAATGAATATAAATTTAAAGATGAAAAAGTTGATGTCAGAAGGTGGGTGAAATAGTGCAAAATAGAAAAATAATTGAAGCAAACGTAGTGTTTTGTATGTATAAGAATATTGATCTATTTAAAGATTACGGAAATAAATTAGATATATTTAAATCCTTTGAATTAGAGGAGAGCCAGTTTTACTATTCAATAGGATTAAATTTAGTCAAACAGGGATTTAAAGTTCTTGATGAGGTTGCACTTGAATCTTATTTTACAGATAAGCCATCATCTAAAGAAATCTACTTAGAATATGGTGGATGGAATATAATTAAAGAGATGATTAATATTGTTGAGCTGAAAAATTTTGAAAAATACTATGATGATTTAACTAAGTATAATATAATAAAAGAACTTGAATCTAAAGGTTTTGATATTAAAAATGTCCCCTTAAATACTATGAACTCAAGTCAATTATATGATTATTATGACTACTTAATAAATGATATATTTGTAAAGTCTAATACAGAAAATAAAATTGAAACTCTTGAGATAACTGATGAATATTTGGAAAGTAGATATAATGGTGAGGGATTGGGGGCAAGTATAGGGAGTTCTTCTCCAAGATTAAATTATGACATTGGGGGTCTTAGAACACGAAATGTTGTAATAGTTGGGGGTTCGAGTGGTGCAGGTAAATCGAGCTTTAGTTTTGAGGCTATGATAATACCACTTGTTAAACAAGGTATAGGAACTGGGATAATAAGTAATGAGCAAGATGCACACCAGTTTAGAGATATACTACTTACAGCAGTCTTGGTAAATCAATTTAAATATTATAAAGTTACCCGTAAAAAATTGCAGTCTGGAAATCTCTCAACTGAAGATAAAGTAGTTATAAAAAAAGCTCAATCCATTATAAATGAAAAATATGCTCCTTATATTACTTTTGTTAAGATGTTTAATTATAACATTGAAGAAACAAATAAGGTTATAAAAAAGTTAAGTAGGGAAGGTATATCTCACATATTATATGATACAATGAAAGCAGAAGATAGTATGAACGCTAATTTTTCGGGACAAATGGTAGAGGTATCTAAAACATTATTTACTTTAGCAGATAAGTTAGATATATGTATTATATGGACTCAACAAGCAAGTCTACATAGTTTAAATTCAAGATACTTATCAATGATAAATTTAGCGGGAAGTAAACAAGTTAGTGAGGTTGCGGCTCAAGTTATTATGCTTAGACCTGTATGGGATGATGAGTATACAAATGAAAAATATGATGTAACTCCATATAACTATAAAAAAGGTGAGAATGGTTATGTTAAAGATGAGAATAAACATACAGTTAAAGAATTATTTGAACTTGACAAAGATCAACCCCGTAATATATTAATATTCCTTGCTAAGAATAGATTTGGAGAAGCTGATAAAGTATTCACGTATCTTCAAAATGCCTTATATAATACTTGGAAAGAGACGGGATTTGCTAACGTAAGTCATATAACTAGGAATTAATTATGGATATAAAACAATTAAAAGAATATTTAATTGATAATACAGATTATATTGAGGAACTTCTTGAAAAGTATTTCCATAATGTAAAATACTATTCAGAAAGTGAACAGTGGAGATTTGGTTTTACTGAAAGCTGTAATCCAAATTCTATTAGATTATCTTCACGTTATTTATCTTATAAGGATTATAAAAATAATGAGGTCGGAGATATATTTTCATTGTTTATGAGAAGATTAAGAATAAATTTAGGTAAATGTTTAGATTTAATATCAAATAAAACCTGCTTTGTGGAGTGTAATTATATTAAAAAAAAGATATATGATGGATTTTTTTCAAGTATAACTAAATATCAAGGTGAAAACTTAAACTTTTTCAAGTATGAAGATATTGAAAGTTATCCTGAAATAGTTTCTAAATTTTTATTAAGCGAGGGAATAACAATTGAAGCACAACAAAAATTTAACATAAGATATGATTATGAGAGTAATAGAGTAGTTATACCTGTGTATCTAAAAGGTAACTTAATAGGTGCTATTGGGAGATTAAATTCAAAAAGTGTAGGCGACATACCAAAATATCTTCCTATACTAAGATACCCCAAAAATAAAGTTATCTTTGGATATGATATTAATTATTCGAGTTTAATAAATAATAGAATTTATATTGTTGAGAGTGAAAAAACTGTTATAAAAGCCTTTGGAGAAGGATTTAAAAATCTACTTGCTATTGGAGGTAATTCAATCTCAACAAGACAGAAGGAATTGATCTATTCATTTAATCCAAGTGAAATTATACTCGTGTTAGATAAGGGATTAGGTAAAGATCGTGCAAAAGAATTAGGATATAAACCTAAAGAATATATGAAAAGTTTGATAATTAAAGAATTATCCGAGATAAAAACTAATAATATATTTATAGAAGCAAAGTTAGGATATATTGATTGTAATGATATTGAAGAGGTTAGTGATAAAGAAAATATATTTGATTTAGATTATTGTGATAATATATACTATGATAATCAAGAATATATTAACTATATATGAAAGTGGGTGCATAATGGCGAATGATTTAACTATACCAGATAAATACAAAGGTAAACAAATGTATTCATTTAGTAAACTTGATGGATTTTACAACTGTAAGTATGCTTATTACTTGCAGAGAATTAAGAAAGTTAAAAATAAACAAAACATATGGGGATTACTTGGAAGT